CGGGTCTCCCCCTCCCGGTCTCCCCGATGCTTGGTTGAACGCAGTGAGCAGTGTCTGTTGTGACGTACTAGCCATTTCTCCTCTTTGCCGCGGAAGTATTGCTTTGGGCTCCGCCGGCCGCACCGCCTCTTACTTCCGCAAGTTCTTGCTCCAAAATCAGGAAGGCTTCTACGGTACGCGCCTCCAAACCGTCAATCCCTCGCTGTCCGAACTTCCGTCGCACTAGATACTCCTCGATCCATGCCATGCTCCGTGCCGTTATCAGTGACCGTGGACAGACAGTTGTGGCCGCGCTCTTCCTCGCCCATACTATATGTTCCGGAGTCTCCAGGGCCCGCGGCAGCCAACCGCACCTGCGCTTCATCTCCAAGCCGGCCTTACGGCAAGTCGCGCACTCCCAGCCGGCTTGGTTGGAAAATTGAAAATGGAGAGCGACGATCAGTTTTTTCTTTCGACGTCCGAAAGCCCGCACTGTTGCTTAATAGCCGCCAAAACCTCTCGGAACAGGTCTTCTGGGCCGCTGGCGGCTAGCGACTCCGGAGTGGCTGGCGTGCCATCTAAATCCAGCCCGCTGACCTCCTTCAGGCCCCATATAAGGTAAGTACGATCGATTTCCGATGCCAGCATGGCGGCTTCCATCTTTTCGTCGGGACTATCCCCCGCATCTAAGAATTCTTTGCGTCCCGCGAGTTCGCGAATGCGGCGCGTCAGTTCCAGGCGCCGTCCGAATGACATCTTCGCGATCGAATAGGTTACCCCAGGAGCCACGGCGGAATCTATAGTCTCATAACTTATGTAATCCATCTACTCACCCCATCTATCCGAATGCTACGACGATTTCGTTGTCTGCCGTCCCTTGCGCCTTCGATCCCTTGAATTTCCATTGAAGCCTGTTATCGCTGTCGTCGAACTCCGGTACCACCGGCACCACGCTCATCATATAGACCCCCATCACTTGCCCGGTTTGTTGCCCAAGTTGGAACATAACGCTTACCGGGGATTGCTGCCGCGCCGCTTGGTACAGCCCTTGCGTGGCCGCATCGTCCAGCTCATACAAGCTGAATTCCGCAGTTACCGACCGCGGCCCCGGCGCAATCGCTAGCGGAAGGTTACTCCCAAATTCTTTACTCCTCAAATCCAGGCCGTTGTCTAACTCGAACATCCCGCCTGTGATGGTATAAAACTTACCAGGTGTGCTGCCCAGCCACGCTTGGCCCATGTTACCGGGCACGATTGAATAGTCGAAAGCGCCAAGGGCCGGCTCCGGCGGAAAACCGGTCAGTTGGCCCATACCTGCCGCGAAACTCGAACTGTCTATCAGGTCTTGCGCCATTCCTTCGAACTCAAACTCGTGGAAATCGCCATTCACTTTCACCGTCATGCGGTTTACCGCTGCACCGCACATAATCCGCTGCACAGCGGTCTGTGGGTCCCAGTAATCGAAGATGCTCACGCTCGGTAACACCGTTCCCGGGAAGTAGGAGAGTGTCGGAGCGATCTCCGTTCCCGCGACCTGACTACTCGAAAATGGTGCGTTCATCTGCACTGCCGTGGCGCTCGCAATTGCCGTCACAAACCGAATCTCGCCTCCGCATGACACCCCTTGACCCACTACCAGCCCATGGGCCGCCGCGAAAACTAATGACGTGCCGCTGGAACCCGCCCCCACGGAGCCTCCCGCGTACAGGGTCGGAATTGCCCCCATGCTGGCCTGAAAAAGCGGCCCATAAGATGGTCCCAAACTCTGTCCCGCCCAACTGGTCATGTAGGTCGTCAAGTCGAAACTGGTTGTGCGCCGCAGCCCCGCCGGTAGCCCCACGAACGTCCGGCTGCCGGTCTTGTCCTTCCGGTTGGCCTTTTCTAACTGATTCTTGGCCGTCAGCTTCACCGCGGGAAAACGGTTCTGCGGCGAGATGGCCGCAACCTGTCCGTAGCTGCTTTCCAACGCTGTGTAAAAGCGGTTGGCGTTCGATGAAATATATGAAGCCATAGCCTTAGTCGCTCACTCCTACGTCGAAACTGATCTTACCCACTTGAATGAAATTCTTGCCACCGTGCTTGACGGGGCCTAGGGCGGCCTCATAGCACCCGGCATAGTACATCCCTTCCCCCCAGTCGCCTCGGTTCTGATCTAGCACTTGGGTCGCCGCATCCACATATGTTTGAAGCTGACTTTCGATGCCGTCCAGTCTGTCCCCCGAAACACGTACCTCAATCGCCATCACGGCCTTTCCGGAGAAGTTCCGAAACTTCTCTTTAAGTTGATTGACGATCTTCTCGCAGTACACATTAACTGACGGATACTGCACGTCCATGCTGCGCTCCGTCAAATCGATCGATACGTTCTGCGCCAAGATCTGATTCGCTCCAAGCGCTGGTAAAGTTACATTCCCCGCTTCAGCTAGCGTCGCTACGCAGGCGTTCAGTCCCGCCGATGCGCTTAGGAGCGCGACCACTTGTCCCGTAACCGTGCTGCCAACCCATGCCATGTTCTAACCCCTTTGAATAACTCGCGTCAGCGCGCGCAGATAGTCTGGCTGTTGTCCGATGCCCGGCGCTTGTCCCACTGTCGATACTGGCCCCGCCTGTACCCAAACCTGATCCAATGCCAGCGGCGATGTATTCTGTAGGACCATTGCCGCGGCCGACATTCCGACATACACATTCCAAGCTGTTGCATTCGCCGGCTGATTGATCGGCTGCGCCGCCAGTATAGTCCCGGAATTCACTGTGAGACTGCTCGGATTGCTAGCTTGTCCTTCTTGTCCCGCTACGTTCAGCCACGAAACGCTCGCACTGTAAGACGTACTCGTGCCGCCCCCCGCAATGGACGTCAGTTGCGGCGCACTCGCCTGGGAAATCGGATCTGTTACCATCGCCAGCCCAGTCTGAATCAGCTTGTCGAAAGCCCACTTTCCCAGTTGCTGAAACTGGTCGCGCTTGCCTTTGTAGCGGTCGTTCAGTTGGTTAAAGTAGACATCCTGGTATAACAACACCAATGTTCGGAATACGTGCCAAAGCTGCAGCGGCGGCGTAACCACGATGTTGTTCAACTGTGGATACGGTTGCAGCCAGAACTGCCAGTCGTAGGTGTTGGTACGCTGCAGAAGCGTGGTCAGTTCGATCCCCAGGTCTTGTTGCGCCAGAGTCAGCTTCTGGCTAAGATCGACGTTCTCCGTCTGCGCCGTCGCCAGCACCGATGAGTCTTGGCCCATCAGGTCCTGGATTGTCGATATGACATCCGTGAATAGCGCCATCGCCCCCCCTGCTTACTCTTTGCCTGTCAGTCCGGCGCCCTTCAGCTTGCGTAGCTCAGCCGGCGATATGATCGCGAACTGCATCCGCGATGCAGCCGCCAACTGCTCCGCCAGCCGCTTGGCTTCCACCTTTTGTTCTTGGAAATCGCGCGCTTCTTCTTCTGTCGCCAGCCTTGCACTGCCTTCTACGACCATTCTTGCCGCAATGAACCGCGGAACCTCCGTGCGCACTCCTTCTCGTCCTCCGTCCGGAGTGTCCAGGCTGACTAGCACCGCTGAGGGATCTTTCAGGCTGCTTTCGAGTCCTCGAATTTTCTTGTAATAGGCTTGTAAGTCCATATATGTACCTTGTGGGGTCGGATGCCCGGCCCCGCTCGTTTAAACCAGCTCAGGCTCTTTTCCAGCCTCTACGCATTCACCTGAACGCCAAAGTTATTGCGGATCACCGCGCAACCGTATAGCACATCGACAGTGAACTGCTGGGCCAGTGTATTCGGCTGGTAGCTCATCACTACTCGCATGCCGAAGTTGCCCATCTCTGCGTAATGTGCCACCGCGCCCGTGCCATACAACGGTTGCGGCAGCCGCCGGATCACCAGGCCGATAGCGGGCTTAGTGAATGCGATATTGTGGGTAGTCAGTGGCGAACTCCCGGTATGCGCGATGTACTGTGATCGCATCACGAAGAAGTCCTTGATCTTTCCTACCGCGCCGTCGATTAGAGCCCGCAGTCCTGCCTCGCCGGCCGTCTGGAACTCGCTAAAGCGCTCGATCTGCCGCAACTGGGAATAGGTAGCGGCGTCAACTACGAGATACTTCGGCTCCGTCGGAGGAACCTTTGCCAGAAACAGCGCGCTTTCTGCCTGGTCGATGACCGCTTCTATCAGCGGCGTGCCGGGCGTGCCCACCGGCGTGTTCGCCGTAAGCCCCGCAAAGAGGTTCAGCAGGCTGGTCTCGATGGCCTCGGCAATCGCCACTACCGCCGGCTGCATGTATACTTGCAGTAAGTCCGGAACCGCCAGTACCTTGGTCACGTCCGGAATCTGGAATGTTGCTTCGGCGTGTGTGTTCAATACGATCTGCGCGTTCCCTAGGTTTGGGTTTTGCGTTTGAACTTGTCCGCCCTCCGCGATGTTGTTGGCTACCAGCACCGGGGGAATCGGTATGTTCACCGTGTCCCCCGCCTGCGCCAATACCGGTTCATAGTCGCGGTTGACCAGGTTACCCATCACTAGGTTCCCGACCAAGGCGGGCAGAGCGTCTGCCGCCACCAGCTTCACAATCGCGCTGGCCACATTAGCTGAAGTAATCGTTGCCATTCTTTCTCCTATGTTGAGCAGGCTCTCCCGCCTGCTATGTTGAAATCAGGCATCGCTGCCTGTGCCGTTATATGCCGCGCAGATTCTGCGAAGCAACGCGCAAAATCTCCTTGCGTACCCGTTCCATCTCTTCGGCGCTCATCCCCGGCCGGATGGCTTCTATGTCCACGCTGTCCGTGTGTTCCCGAGGCGCCTTGTGTGCCGCCGTGATCCCTGATCCGCCCGGTATCCTCGCCGGTAGAAACTCCGGATTCTCGCTTACGAAGTTACTCAGATACTCTTTCAGCGGCACTTCTCCCTGGTCGCTGTGTGCTAATAGTCGGCCGTCGTCGGTACGGAACACGCCGTCGTGAACCGCTCGGTATGCCAGATCGACTTTCGCAACTCCCAGTCGCTGTAGTTCCGCCCTAATGGCCGAACCTCTCTCTGCCTGCTCCGCCGCCTGCCGGCTGCGTTTGCTTTCTTCTTCCACTTCGCCCAGCCGCCGCTCCAGTTGTTCGCGGCGTCTGCGTTCTTCGGAATCGATGAGGCGTATGGTGCGCGAAACGCAGCTTGTCCCCTCGCAATTCATTCTTCCGCTGTTCG